GTGCAGGTCCTTCTGGAGCCATACCAGGTATTGCTGGTGCTGACATCATTGCTTTTGCTTCAGGAGAAGCACCGCCAGCTTGAGGTAAACTTTGTAACATCTGCAATATCTCAGCAGGTTGCAGTTCAGCCGTACTCGCTTTTTTAACGCCTAGTACACCGATCATGCTACGAATAGCCGATAAAATTTGTTTTCCTTCGGCTGATTCACTACCGATTGCAGGTAAAGATTGCTCTAACAAATCCATTGCCATTGATACATTAATCAGGGCTGCTTCACGATTGCCCATCTTTGGTTCTGGAGTCGACATTGGAGCAGCCATTGGTGGGCTATTGGGATCTGAGATCCCCATTTCGCCTGCGCCTGTTGGCACATCAGGTATTCCATTAGGAGTAGCGCTATCACGCTGACTCTTAATCATATTCATTAATTCTTCGGAGGGCACGCCCATAGACATTTCCTATTAAGTTATTGCATAGCCTAAACTAAAACTATCAATTGTCAAGTAGGGGGATTTATTTTATTTCCACCCCCCCAAGGAACTTTCCCGTGAAGGAGAAAACTATCTGCGTGATTTACGAGCTTTACGAGTTTTACCGTACATTTTGGACTCCTTTTAGTTAACTACGAACAGATCTAGGGGCAGCACGGGTTTTCATGCTGCGATCAAAACTAGGGGTTGCTTGATTGCGATACTGCACACTAGCAGGTTGTTGACCACGATCTAAAGATTCAGTGGTAACTCTAGGCTGGTCAGAAGTCGATTGGGTCATTGGAACAGTATTGGAAGGCATGATTATCTCTTTCCTTTACGCATATTACGCATTTCATTTTTAGTCACTGAAGCGCCCATATTACGATAAATAGTTTTAGGTTCTACTCGCTCTGACTCTCCTGCTTCCATACGCTTTTCCCGTGGACTCATTAACGCCATTGCGGGTTCATTTTCTTTTTGTTCGGGGTTCTTCATGCTTTATCCTTTTGGTAGAGGTGGCGGAGGAGCCATAGCTTGCATGGCTTCGTTCTTTTCTTCTCGCTTCTTTAACTTATCTTTGAGTAATTGTTTCATTGGTGGTTCTAGTAAGTCAAGCAAATCTTCACGATCAATTGCTTCAGCTTTAAAGAGGCTAAAGGCTAGGTCTTTTAAGTCCTCTGTAAAAATGGGCGAATTAGAGTGAGCATCGACCTTAACCACAAAATCTTTAGTGAATTGGTTGGCAATAAACGGTTGATTGTTAACATCATGAAAATGAGTCGGATCGTAGGCTTGGATGAGTTTAAGATAAAGGGTTGCCACTTTTTCAAGAGAGTCCTCCACAATCAAAGCCCGCTTCTTAGCACGGGAACTACCCAATCTAGCCAATTGACTAGCATGACCTGCTGAACGCACCCCGACTTCGCCTTTACCTTCAAGCACATTACTAATGCCTGATACTTCAGCAAACATTGCATCAATCTCATGGATCACTTCAAATAGATCAGGTGGCATATTAGGAGCCATCCGATCTACCTTAGCATTAGGCATATCAGAAGCAAGTAGCCCACCTGGGCGGTTTAGCGCAAAGTTCTTCTCATCCAAAATGCCCATAAAGCCTGAAAGAGCAGTTGGTGGATTGACTTGTTTACTGAGTAACTCAAGGATCTCAGCCATACGCTGATTGCGTAACTGTTGCAATAAAACTAGTTTTTGACACTCAGATGCACCCCAGTAGTAATCGTATAAGGGGTTAGGACAAATCTGCACAAAAGGACATTCGCCTTTTAGGAACATGGATTCGCCAGAACGGTCATAAATAATCACATCAGGACTGGCAATCGTGACTACTTGATAATCGTTAGTAGCATCATTCCAAACCCAGAGTTCGTGCATCTCTACGGTTTCTTCTGACACCCGTGCCTTATAACGATTGATGTCATTGAGTTGCAAGTTTACATTGCCATACATTTGTGGACCTGTTTGCGATACTAGCAAACGATTAATGCCTTCAGGAATGTCAGTTTGAACTTCGTTATAGCTCGCACTCACCCGTTCTACAATCTTTTCCCGCTTAGGATGGGAATATAGCCGTGCATATAGCTCTGACTTGGTGATGTAATAGGTCTGAACAATCGCTTCTTGCCGACTGGTATACGGACTATCTTCTCGCAACACCCCTACCGTGCAAGGATCAATCATATAGGGATGGATGCCATCATTAAAAATGAGTTTGACATAAGTTGTGCCATAAACCAAAGCCCAGTTCAAAGCAGTGGAGAACACCTGATCCGCATTAGAATTGAGCCACTCATCATTAATCGCCTGGGTTAGCGCAGGTGATTTATATTGATTGACCGCATTAACGCCAGCGCCTAGAGAAATCGAGAAGCGAGTGGTTTCAGCAGAGTATAAAAAACTGGTTAACTGATCTAAATGCGGATTAATTTTATTAAAGTACGCTGGTGGTTCTTCAGGTCCTGAGCCAAATAAGTAATACGATCTGAGGGATGAGTAGTCAGCACTTCTTTCCTCTTTGGATACTAAGCATTTTTGCATTAGCTCCAAATAAAAGTTTTCTCTATCGTTATCGTTATCTGGGATTCTCATTTTTTAATCTGTAAGTTATCAGGATCTCGCATGGTTGAGCTTGGGTCAGTTCTAGGTCCTGATTTTATACCTGCTTCTCTTGGTGTCAAACCAACCTGTTCGCCTTTAATGGATTGAACGCCTCTGCCAGCTAATAGACTTTGCATATTCAATCCTTGAAAGCCCCCGCCCCATATCGCTGAATCCCCTGCTCTAGCTTCTCTTTGTATCGGTGGGCTATCGGGCTTGATTTTGTCCTTGTTTCCTTTTTTACGGGTGGCGAACTTTTCGGCTTCTGCGTATTCTTTTTCGGAGAACTTGTTGTTGCGGGTGAGGTAGCCCGCCTGGTTCTCGCCTTCACGGGCTGTTTTGATGTCGGACATTCCAAACTCGATAGCCAATTGCTTAGTGCTTTTGTCGGTGAAGCGAGTTTTTGCAGACACCATACTGGGGGCTTGCAGAAAAACAATAAAAACTTCTTCATGGCAATCCTTCATTGGACATTCGGCTTTTCTACTTTCAAAATAGCCGTGCTTTGGACACTTATAATCATTTACTACCGCCATTGTTATCTCCCCTTCAACTGTTCGTCAAGTGTTAAATCGTTATATTCATACTTTGGTTTAATTCCGAGCTTAATTTGAATCCTGCCATCAACCACTTCTAATTTGCTGGTTCTTTCAAATTGTGGCTTTGGTTCTTTGCGATACTGAACAAAACGGGTATTGTCACGATTTTGCATAATGGCTAGTTCGCCACGGCAATACTCTTGATATGCCTTAGATACCCGTATTTGCATCATTTCTGTCAATGGTTCGTTCAAATACTTAAAAACATCGTAAAAATGGGATTCAGACAAGCCAGCATGGTTAGCAAACAGCTTTAGCGAGATTCCTCGGTTTTTATCGTCAATAAAGCGCCTCATGATGCGTTTTAGCTCTAATTTAGTGATTGCTGTGTTAACCCTGCCCATAAACCCCGATTGCCTTCAAATAATCAGATACATTGCGCCCAACCGTGAGTTGTTCAGGGGTAAAGTCATCTTGTACCCGTGAAACGGTCCTAGAAATCTGAGTTGCAATCAATCTAGGCTGAACTTGCTCTGCAAACGCTGCTGCTGCCAAGGCGCAAGCAATCACACGGTCATCTTTGTTCCTACCTGCTGCTTCTATAGAGCCACCGTTACGAACCATCGTTTTCATTTCCTCAATGGTGTCCATATCGTTAATTTCCATCATGCCACGCTCAAAAAAGTCTTTCATGTAGGTCAGCATCCTCTCTTTGGTAGCAGAAGTGGTTAGCCAACCAATTGAGTTGCTCATTCCGCCCAAGGTATCGTTCCTGCGCCAGATATAGTTCTGCATATTGGCATAGACATCCATTAAATCCTTGCCCATAGCGCTTCCCATGTGGGCAGCTTGTCTTTTCAGGTTCTTTAGCTCGTTAATCACTGCTTGACCTGGACCATTGACCTCTAAATTGAGGGTAGAGTTTTTGTAAGCACCTGCTAAGTGGGCGATCACCCAAGCAAACTGATAGGTATTCATTTCGCTAGTAGCAAAAGAAGCGACTTGCTCTAAGCCATCTGAGTAGACTCTGAACACCTGGATACAAAAACGATCTGCCCAGTCAGAGCTTCCGTAGGCTGGATCAGCGCCTAAAACATAATAAGCCGTATCAACGGGTTCTTCCCAGACCTTTAAGGTGCATAACCTATCGGTAGACTTGATGACTTCGGTATCTTGAAAGTTTGTACCAAAGACATAACGGTAAGATGCAAAGGTTTTCTTCTTTAAAGACTTGACGGCATCGGTGCAACGGGCATTAGAAAAGAAACTAGTCCCCGTCATAATGAAAGCGTAGTCCTCAGTAGGCGGAAACTCCTGATACATCAGGCTATCGTCTTTGATTCCTTCAAATAATTTCCAACGCCACCAAGCTATTTGCCGTGAATTGATGTCAAAGTTATAAAGTTTTTTAATATCCTTGACCCATTCCTTTTCTTCGCCTGTGAGCTTGCCATCCCAGTACACTTTGTAAGTGTTGCCATTGGGGTCTAGGCTATAGAGTTCATTACGCCACCAACCACAGAAGATCGCTCTTTGGGTTCTAGCCCGTTTAGCAGTAGTGTACATATCGTGGAACATATTAAAACCACGGGCAGTCGATTCAAACAAGTAGAGCCGATCAGGATTGGTTTCAGCCAAAGACGCTAAGAGAGAAGCAAGTCCTTCCTCATCTCCCCAAGAGCTTGTTTCGGTACCATGTAAGTATGTAATAGCCTTGCCACGACCCAAAGATCCTTTCGCTCTAAGCCCTGCGACTTGATAAAAGAGTCGAGAGCGATTTTTGAGGGAAAGCTGGTTCCGATTGTGGGCAAGCAAGGGGATACGGTACTCCTTGGGTAAACCATCCATATACATGGCAAGGGTTGATCGGAACATATCCCGATTTTCTTCCGTATCTGTTGTAAGTGTGCCTTGCAACCCTGGGTGGATAAAGTGCCAGTAGAGATCAAGGGCGAGTGAGATTGTGGTGATTCCAAGCTGCCTTCCTTTCAAGATAACAAAAAAGTGAACACCCTCATCCAAACCTTTTTTGACTTCATTCATTACATAGGTCTGGCTACCCAACAGCGTGCCCATCTTTTTTAAGCCCTGCTCCTTGGTTTCAATCTGGAGTTGGGCGCAAAAGTGGTAAAAGTGCTTTAGATTAAAGCCGTTCATGTGATGATCCAAGGAAGATTGCCATTAAAACGCCTTAATATTTCCTGATTGCCGATTTCAAAGAATTCCTTTTGCACCCCGCAAC